CTGCTCCTCCTTGGCCAGGTCGGCCAGGTGCTGCTGCATGTCCGACCGGCCGCCGTACAGGGCCTGGACGTTGCTCTGCTTGGCCGACGCGGCCAGCTGGTCCAGCGCGTGGCCCTGGTCCCGGATGACGCTGATGTCCTGGCGGCGCGCCTGGGCCGCCTGCTCGGCGCCGGTCTTCTCGGCCGCAGACTCGTCCCGGGCCGCGTCGGCCATGTCCTTCAGGGCTTCCTTGGCCTTCTTGGCGTCCCGCATGAGGTCGCCGAAGTCAGCTGATCAGGGTCTAGCTATCGCCTTGTAGATGACATACCAGGCGATAACCAGTACTCAGGACCGCTGTATTCAGGCATTATTCACGCCCACAGCCTCTGAGTATTGCATTCGGGCACCACCTCCCTCCGTCAAGAAGGGGCGCATGCCCAGGTAATCAGCGAACCGGACAGCTACAAGCGGCTTAGCCTCGGCGAACCCGAGCAGCCGGTTGCAGTCATCGCAGAGCAGGCCGCGTATGCACCAGATGCAGGCCTGAGTCAGCCCGTGCCGATCGCAGGAATGATCATGATCCACGCCCAGGCGATCTACCACCCGGACAATGCCGTGCCGGTCGACACGCCGTCGCTGGGTCTCCGGTTGCAGGCAGAGCGCGCACTTGTGTCCCTGCCGCTCCGCCAGCCAGGCGTACTGCTCTGCAGTAATGCCGTACTTCCTCACGAGGTACGACGCCCAGGCAGCAAGACGCTTCGCCCCTGGATCTTTCGCTACAGCCTCCTTGGTCTTGACATTCCGGCAGGATTTACAGGCCGACTGATGACCGGTCAGCCTGGACTGACGGAGCGGAGAGAACTCGGCCCAGGATTTGAAGACCTGACACCGCGAGCACTCCCGGCCCTCCTCGGTGATCCGGCCCCCAGGCGGCCGATTCCGCCCACGGGGCTTGACATGCAACTGCCCGCGAACAATGTGGCTTATCAGGGCCTGCGAGACGCCGAACCGAGCAGCAAGCTCGTGCTGGTAGATACCACCAGCCAGCCAGAGCTGCCTGATTTCAGCGACCTGAGCATCTGAAAGTTTCAGCATGCTTATTACTACGCACGAGCGCACGGCCTCACCCCCCGTCCCCGTTGACGCGGCTGTTGATGTCCGGCATGGGCGGCCTGGAGCCGCCCCCCATGAGCTGCATCAGACGCTCGAAGCTGCCGTCGGCGTTGCTCGCCTCCACGCCGTGCTCCGGGTCGGCGGGCTGCGGGGCGAACCGCGGATCGTCCTCGACCCGGTCGGCCACCCGCTCCCCGCGGATGGCGTCCAGCTCCAGCTCCTCCGCGGTCCGGCCGCCGAGCGCGTCGATGGCCAGCGCGGCATCGACCAGCGGGTTGCGCCCGCCGGTCTTGTCCGTGTCAACCATCGCCTGCGCCCCGATGAAGATGCACACCGTCTTGACCTGCCACTCGGCCAGCCGCAGGCGGATCAGGTGCTCACGCTGCCGGCGGACTCCGATGGCCTCGACGACCTGCCGGAGGCGTCCGAGGGAGAGGTCGAAGATGTCCTCGTCTCGCCATCCGTACTCGCTGGAGATGATGTCGAAGGCGCTGGCGAAGGCCCCTGCGAGGCCAGGTCCTGCACGCTCGGCTCCGGCTCCGGCGGCTCCTGGTCCTGGCCCGTCTTCTGAAACACCGCCATCATGGCCTGCAGCCGTTTTCCCAGGGCCTGCAGCTCCGGAGCCTCCTGCCGGACCATCACCTCGATCAGGTCGATGGTGTCGGTCAGCTCGGGGTTGAACAGCTCCTCGTTAAACCGGTCCCACAGCCCCTGGTTGTCTTCCTTCTGCTGCTTGGTCAGCTGGCTGTCCGGCTTGTCGGCCAGCCCGGCCGGCTTGAGCATCGACTGGAGGAACATGATGGCCTGCTGCTCGGCATCCGGGATGCTCATCAGCACCAGCATCAGGAACTTCTGGGTGAAGTCGTCCGGGTTGTCGCGGAAGTTGAGCCCGGCCTGCATCATGGCCGGGCCGGCGCCGTTGGTCAGCACCCGCAGCAGGCGAAAAAACTGCCGGGTCCGCAGCCGGACCACCTCGACAGCGAACCCGGTAGACATCTTGACGATGACCGGCTCTGGGTCGAGCCTGTCCAGCTCTGATTCGGCCATGGCGGCCCTCCGGGGGCTCTAGGCGGATTTACCCGGTGCCATCGGCACCGTCACGGCACCGCCCAGGCGAACGCCCAGGCCGCGAACCCGGCCGCCAGCCACTCGTAGCCGTTGGCGGACAGAATCCTGTGGCCGCCGAAGGTGAGCGCGGAGAACAGGAAACAGACGGCACTGACCAGCATGAAAATGCGGAACAGGAACCACCACCGGGTGCTGTAGCCCTGCTGCGCAGGAGCGGGAGTGGCCATGGCTAGACGATCGTGCCGCCGCCCGCGCCGAACGGCTCGGGGACGAACGCTCCGGTCTGGGCACCCGGCCAGGCCACCAGGCGGCCAATCGACTGCGGGTAGGACGCGGGCAGCGCCCCGCCGATCTCGTTCACGCCGCTGAATAGCGCGCGCCCCGCGATGGAACAGGAAAGGCCGGTCTTGTACGACGGACCAGTAAAGTTAAAGGGCTGGAATTGCACGCGGTAAAGGACGAAATCGAGCGTCCGTACCTGCCCGCCCGCGTCCTTTGACGGCACGCGAATTGCTAGCGGCTGGGTGACAGCGTTCATCGAGTTGAGCGTCCACAGCGGAATAGCGTAGTAGTCAGCACCCGCTGCGCCCGAGCTAGTGACCGTCGTACCGGTGATCAGCGCGATCGTGGAGAATGGCACGAAGCCTTCTTCAATGGTCACGTTCGCGAAATTGATCCAGAAATGCTCGGACAGGACAACATCGTCACCGGTGTTTTCAAAGTTGCCCTGGTCGGTGCTGATCGTGCCATTCCGCACGCCATAGACCGTGGAGGCCTCCGCGCCGGTCGCGCCGTTCAGGATGGCTGCGTGGGAGAGCGAGAAGCCCTCGAACGGGGTACCTGCGTACGAGCTTGCTAGTGTGGCCATGCCCGCGTGCCCTCCTGGCTCGGCGAGTGCGTCTGCCGTGGATAATCGACCGCAGCCCGCCTCCCGCTCGGCCTGCCGCAGCTCGATGACCAGGGCACGGTCCCCGTCCCCCGGCACGTGCTGGGTCACCACCGCAAAGTACGAGCACCAGCGGTCATCGTTGGCCTGGACGTACCAGCTGACCAGCACGTAGATCCCGGCCAGGAACAGCACCACCAGCCCGGCCAGGACCGCGGCGCCGATGACGAGCGCCTGCGGGGTGGCCAGCCTCTTCACTTGCCACCGTCCTGCGGGTCGTTCTCCCCGAGCGCCTCCATGACGGCCAGCCGGGTGTCGTGGTCGTGCGCCTGGTCCTGCAGCTCGCCCACGTCAGCGAGCACCTTGCCGAGCTGGCCCAGCTGGGCGTCATGCGCGGTCGCCTGGTCCTGCAGCTCGGCCACGTCAGTGACCAGCTTCTCGACGGCCCCGGCATTCTGCTGGGCGGTGGCCACCGCCTTGTACAGCGCCCGGCCGATGGCGGTCACCAGGGATAGCGCGGCGCTCAGCCCGGCCAGCCCGCCGATGACGACGCCCGGGTGCACGGCGCGCCTCAGCCCAGGCTCAGCGGGCGGCCGGTCACCTGCAAGAAGTCGGCCGCGAGCGCGGTCCTATCGACTCCCTCGGCGAACGCGCGGGAGCCCAGGTGCTCAGGCCAGATGCACACCCAGGCCTCCTCGGCCTGGCTGCCCCAGTAGGCGTCGGTGAAGCTGGTCTCGGCCGCCCAGGTGATGAACTTCTCGTCGCCGGCCAGCGCGCCGCCGCCGGGCAGCCCGTAGCCCCCGGTGAGCACGGAGTGCCCGCCGTCCGGCGGGCTGCCGGCCACGTAGTCCCAGGGCCTCCCGGCGCGGAACTGGTCGAGGTTAGCGGCCTGCACGTTCACCCCGGTCCAGACATAGCCGAAGACGGCGATGGCGTCCTTGACCTCGCTGACGTCGCGAGTGTCGACCTTGCCGAAAGCCAGCGCCTTGGCCCCGTCCGGGCCGCCGTCGCGGACCAGGGTCTCCAGCGCGGTCTGGATGTCCATCCCGTTGTCCTCGCGGCTGCCCGGCCCGTTGGTGTCCGCGGTGCCGGCCGGGTCGAAGCCGGGGTTCTGGGTCTTGTAGAAGGCCCACACCTGGTCCTGGGTGGGGTAGTGCCCCGGCGGGGCCAGCAGCGAGGTGACCAGGCGGCGGGCATTGGCCCAGGTGACGGACACGCAGTCGCCGGCCACGTCGTTGGAGAGCATCTGCCAGCCGCCGTTCAGCCGGGCCAGGTAGTCGACCCCGGACGGGTACAGCAGCGGGGCCCCGGCCCGCCACCGGCTGAACTGCAGGGCGGGGCCGCGCTTGGGGGTTCTCCGGCCATACGCGCCGGGCTCGGGCATGACGCCTCCAGGGACGACGAGAGGGCGGAGGCCCGTGGTCCTCCGCCCTCGTCATCGGCCCCGTCAGTCGTCGGGAGACAGGAAACGGCCTGTGCCGGGATCACGCAGCAGCCTGCTGTTCTCGTACTGCTGCAGGGCCGTCGCCCAGTGGACGTTCCACCAGGCATACGGGCCATCGTTGTCCTTGCGGTCCAGGCTGTGACCAGGAGGCCGCTGACCTAGGTTGGCCTCGATCCACGCGACGAAGACCCGCACGTCGTGCCATTCCCGGCAGACCTCGATGCCGCGACCGCCCCAGCGCGGGTAATGGAAGTCCGTTTCGTCGTAACACCGTCTCATCATGCCGCGCCAAGTCTGATAGAGAGGGTGCCCCCTGAGGCCATGCGAATCCTTCCAACGTGTCTCACTGACGATCGTTGCTGTTCGCTCACGCCTCCAGCACCCGCAACTCGGGTTGGCCCGGTTCTTTCGACGAAGGCTCTGCACCAGCACAAGACGCTCAGTCCCGCAATCACACCGACACGGGACCGCCGCCCGGCCGCCCGGCCAGGAGACTTCGCCGGTCACAGTCCAACGGCCAAACTTCTCATCTATGCGAGGAGGTAGCTGCATGCGCTAAGCATATGACGGCTGCAGACTACCTCCATCACACATCTAACAATGGTCGTAGGGCGACCAGGGGCTGGTCCCGGCGATGGCGTACTCCTTCTCGAAGGCCTGGTGCTGCAGCCAGGCGGGGGCGTATTCCGGGAGCCCGGAGTAGCCGAGCGCGTGCCAGGTGGACGGCAGGAACCCGTACAGGCCGCCCGCCCCGGACGTGGGGTTGACCGCGTCGGCCCGGCCGCCGGACTCGCGGGCGATGACACAGGACTCGAACGAGCCCGGCGCGGCCCGGTAGCTGCCGACGGCGACAGCCGCCCGGGCCAGGTGGCGCCCCCCTGACTCGTGGTGGTGCCGGGTCGAGCAGCTGACGTCCCAGCCGTCGCCGTCGCCGTCGCCGCAGAAGTTGGGGTACCCGTAGGTGATCCCCCAAACCCGGCCGCCGGAGCTGGCGTGGCGGATGGCCCGGCCGCCGCCGCCGGGCCGGAACCCGCCGGCCTGGCAGACGATCCGGATGGCGTGCCAGGCGTAGATCAGGTCCGGGTCACCGATCCCGTTGGCCGCGGCCAGGCCCGGGTAGTCGGCCCGGGTGCCGCAGAAACGCTCTGAGATGGCCCCCAGCGTGTCGCCGGGCCGGATCAGGTACGTCCGGCCGGACCGGGACACGCGGGCCGCCAGCGGCCTCTGGTAGCCCGCCAGGAGGATCAGGCGGTGGCCGCCGTGCGGCCCGGCCGGCTCCAGCCGGTCCGGCGCCTGCGGCGGCGGGTGGGCAGGAACGCGCGGCAGCACGATGGCGGCAGCCGCCGCGACGGCGAGCAGGGCGGCCAGCCTGGCCGCTCGGATGGTACTTCGGGCATACTCCAGCATGGCTCTCCCCGCCCGGCAGGAGCCCCGGCCGCGCCAGTACCCTGCGGCTGGCCTCCTGCGGGCCAGTAGGTTACTGAACGGGGCGACCCTAACAAGCGGGCAAGGTGTCCCGCAGGTAAACTCCGCAGGTCACGGACTATCTTCCGTGACCTCCGCGTGACTTTCGCGGACCTCCAGCAGCCACTGCACGCCCTTGACCCAGCCCTGGATCTCGCGGCAGGGCTCGCCGGTCTCAGGGAAGAACCGGTGCTCCTGGTGCCGCCGCAGCCGCCGGGACCGGCCGATGATCACGCTTCCCTCGGCACGCGGCACGCCCAGCCAGATGATGTACCACTCGGCCGGCCGCTTGTTGCCGTCCCGCTCCCGATGCACGCCGCCGGGGACGAACCGCATCCCCGGCATCTAGCGCCCGGCGTCCCGGGACACCGGCAGCCAGTCGTCCAGCCGGGCGGCGAAGTCCTCCGGCACGACCAGCAGGCCGATCTCCACCAGGTGCAGCACGGCAGCGCCGACCAGGCGCCGGGTCAGCTCGGCCTGCGTCTCGCCCTGGACTCCGCCGTCCGGGTTGCGGACGGCGCTGCGCGGCCTGGGCTTCATGGCCTCGTGGTCAGCGGCGAAGGTGGCGATGGAGACCAGCGCCTCCGCCACCTCGGCCGGCACCTCGGTGCGGGGGAACACCAGCCCGGGATCATCCGTCATCAGGCCCTCCGGAGCGTAATCTTCTTCACGCGGATCAGCCGGGTCGGGAAGTCGGCCATGTCCGCGTGGGTCTTGCACAGCCCGACCGGCTGGCCGTTGCCGTTATGCGGGTGGCCCTCGTACCGGGCGCTGAAGACGCACTGCGCATCGTCGGCCTTCCGCCGCGCCTCGCACCGCGGCAGCGGCACGTGGTACCAGGGCATCTGCTTGGCATCACGCCTGATCGTTCCCGACCGCGCCACCGCCCCCACCTCCTGAGAGGCGAGCTTAACCCGAGACCAGGGCCTCCCTCAGTCAGAGTCTCCCAAAGGACGCCGGCCAGGTCGTAGCGGTGCAGCACCCGGCCCACCCGGACCCCGGCCAGCTTCAGCCGGTACTTGCAGTCCTCGCAGCTCAGCTCGATGAGGTTGTCCGGGTGCACGTAGGACGGCACCTCGCCGCGCAGCCGCAGCTTCAGCAGCAGGCGGCCCGGCCTGCACCGCCCGCTGGGCAGCTCCGCCGGGACCGGGCACCGCACCTCGACCACGATCAGGTCCTCCGCCGCCATGCCCGGGCTGATCGTCACCATCACGCCCGCCTCCACCCGGCCGGGGCCATCAGGGCGCCCAGGCTGAGGTCCCCGTCCTCCTGGCGGCAGCCCATGGCCAGGTCGTAGATGGCCGGGCCGGGGCCCTTCACCTCGTCCCGGATGCGCCGGAACAGCGCCTCCAGCACCACCTGCCAGTCGCACATCTTGGGGATGACGTCAACGGCCAGCGCGCCCTTGCGGCGGGCCTCGTCACGGTGCGCGTAGATGTGCCAGATGACGTCCTTGAGGTGCTCGATGGGCACCCGGGCGCTGTGCGCGCCCCACGGGCACTGCTCGAACGTCGGGGTCAGCTCGTACTCCAGCGGGTAGGCGTAGTCCGCGTTCATCCACTGCATGTGGCCGCCGAACGCGGTGGCCGCGACCGCCCCGCCCGTGGTCATGAACTCCAGCGCCGGCAGGTTCTTGCCCTCGCCCAGGGACGGCGCCAGCAGGCAGTGCCCGGCCTTGTAGAACTCCTCCAGCGTGCGGTGGTCGAACGCGTCGACGAACACCTTGATCCGCTGGGCCTCGAAGGGCTCGTTCAGCTCGGGGAACAGGTCCCCCGGCGCGACCGTGTGCAGCGCCAGGCTGGCGTCGTCGAAGCCCTCGGGCCAGGGGCCGGGCCGCTCGAACTTCAGCGCGGTGAACGCCTGCACGGCGGTCCACGGGGCCTTGCGCTTGTTCAGCGCGCCGTGCATCAGGAAGCCGAACCGGGGGCTGTCCCAGTCCCGGCTCAGCGGACGCCAGTCGCTGCTGTCATAGCCGCCCTGGAGCACGCCGCGGCGCACCTTGCGCGGGGTGTAGGGCTCCAGGGCGGCCAGGCTCACCTCGTCATAGCCCAGCAGCATGTCGAACCAGCGCAGGTTCCGCGGCAGCAGGGTGCGGCCCTTGCAGTGCGGCACCAGCCCGGACACGCCCTGGCCGTCCTTGCCCGGGCCGCCGGCGAACTCCCACATGGTCCACGCCACCGCCACCCGGGTGGCCAGGCGGGCCTCCCTGGTGATGAACAGGTGGCCGGGGTCCCAGTGATTGATGAGCAAGTCGAACGGCGCGGCCAGGGTGCGGCCGAACAGGTGCAGCAGGTCGCCCGGGATGGGGACGTCCACCCAGACCGGCTGCGGGTAGACCTCGCAGCCCCAGCGGTGCAGCGCGCGGAGCAGCCCGAAGCCGTCGGTGCCGTAGCCGCTGTACTGGCTAAAAATGGTGACTTGACAATCACCTTCAGGGGGCGCTGCCCGGTCACTGAACCACCTCCCCGGCTCTTGAGCGGCGAGCAGCATAATCGGACGTAGCGCAGCCCACGTACGAGACGACTCACAGTCATCTCGCTAACGCCATAACGCAAACCAAGAGTCTCGCATGACACTCCGCCCGCTGCGTAACGAACACGGATCTCCTCGGCCTGCGCCCAGGTGAGAGCCGAACAGGGGCTGTCACCTCCACAAGGATGGACAGCAGACCGGAGCCGGAGACTGGCCGCTTGACGGGAAGCATCAGCCCGTCCGCGATCGTACATTTCCTGGATGTTCTGCGCTGGAGTGCCCTCGTGCACATGCTCCGGGTTCTCTGCGTTGCAACACGGCGGATTGTCACACCCGTGCAGGCCGTGCGGTACCGGCCACCGTCCGTGAATCAAGCGGTAAGCCACCCGGTGCGCCGGATAATGCCCCACCCGAACAACTTCGAGCTGACCTGGGTTCAGCTCGAACTTCCCGTACCCCTGCCGACTGCAGCCTGCCTGCCAGGGCCAGCATTCACCAGGACCCCGGCGATCCACCTTCTCCCAGAAGCGCTCAGCTACATCACGCGCGATTCGTCCCATACCCCGTACTACGGGGCGCCCAACCGGCTAACCGGCCCACCCTGCGCAACTCACGCCGTAGTAGGCCGTGCCCCGCTGCAGCATGTCGCCGTCCGGCACCGGCAGGAACTGGATGTCGGTGAGCAGGTGGCAGTCGGTGGTGACCAGGTTGCCCCACAGCACCGCGTCCGGGTCGGTGCGCTGCAGCCGGAACTGCACCGCGGCGAACACGGCCAGGCCCCGGTTAGTGGTCAGGCTGCTGGACTCGGTGACATTGGAGCCGGAGTCCCGCACCGGGTCCACCCACACGTCCAGGCGGAGCCGCCTGAACCGCAGCGTGCCGAGCGGCTCGGCCACCGACCAGCCGCCGAAGTCACCGCACACCACCGCGGCGGCCGAGCTGCCCTCCATGACCTTGAGGACCCCGGCGTTGGTGTCGGCGAACAGCCACGGCTGGCCGGCGTTCGCCGCGATCGGGTCGCCGGCGGGGAAGGCCCCGAGCAGCCCGGTGACATCGGGGAAGGCGGCCAGGTAGCGAACAGCGCCCGACGCGACATCATCCACGTCCGGCAATATCGGGACAGCGGGCCCGGCGGGGGACTACAGTGGGAACCCGCTCAGGGACCATACCGCGCCGCCGGGCAATCATGGCTCGTCACCTCACTTCCCCAAGGTGCGCTGGAACCTCTCCCGCTACGGCGGTCCGGGCCGGGTCTTCCTCGTGGTCAGCTAAGGAGGCCCGGCCCGTCAGTACCCGCCGGAGTACGGGCCCAGGCCTCCGGCCGGGGCCGGGCCGCCCTTGCCGTCGGTCACCCAGTCCCACAGCGCCTGCCGCACCTCGCGCTCGAACTCCGGCCCGCCCGGGTCGAAGAAGTAGTGGCCGCCGGCGTGGTGCCGGGTCGGCCGGTCGTCCCGGGCCAGCTCGAAGATGCCCGGGTGCCGGGCGAAATTCACCTGGCCGGACCACTCGCCCGCGGTGAAGCTGGACTCGGGGTGCCCGGAGGCTTTCAGGAACCCGGTGATGACGTGCGCCCGGGCCTCGCTGACGGCGTAGCACATCAGCAGCGCGCCCTCCCAGCGGCCGATCGTGGCCGGGCCGGGCCCCCTGGCCAGCCGGTCCAGCTCGTCGCCGGCGCCGTCCAGGTCGACGGTGACGTAGACGACGCCCATCTCAGGGCTGACTGCCGGGGAACGGGGTCGGGCTGCCCGTGCCGAGCTGCTGGGACACCTCGATGACCTGCACCTCGGCGTGGTGGGCGCCGGTCAGGTCCTGCGCGACGTCGGGGATCAGCCGCACCTCGAAGGTGCCGAAGATCGGCCCGGCCACGCAGCGCACCCGGTCCGCGGCCAGCACCTGCGGCGCGCCGTTGGCGTCCGGGGACAGGCTGAAGTACATCACGCCCACCCGGTCCGGGGCGCGGCCCGCCACCATGGGCGACGGCAGGTCCTTGCCCGGCCGCAGGTGGGTCAGGTCGATCCGGCAGCGCAGCTGGCCCACCACGCTGGTCAGCGGGTCCACGATGGTGGTCACCGGCTGCCAGGACATGGTCATGCCGCCGCCGGCCTGCAGCGTCTCGGTCAGCCGCAGCACCTGCACCGTGGAGGTGTAGAACACGGCCAGGCCCGCCTGGCTCGGGGCGAACGGGGTGTATGGCGTGGTCACTGGCGCTCCCGATACGGGAGGTCGTGCGGCTCGCCGTACCACATGCAGCAGCCGCCGTCCCGGCGCAGCGGAGCCTCGCAGTACCGGCAGCGCGATTCCCAGTACGCGGCCTCACGGGCATCCGCAGTCACGCCCTGGGAATCGGACTCCCGAACCGCCGGGTCATGATGCCGCACACCCGGTCGGCGTAGCCGGAGCAGTGGGAGGCGCCGTGCGAGGCGTGCTTGCCGCGCAGCGAGCAGTCCTCCCGGTCGCACGGGCCGAAGAAGGCCAGGCACAGGTCAGCGCCGAGCTTCGCCATCTTCTCGCTGCGGTCGAACCCGGCGAACTTCCAGACCTTGCCCTCGTTCCACTCAGGCCGCCAGCGGACCGGGTGCGGCTCGTCCTGGCCGCCGAGGGACGCCCAGATCCGGACCGCCCTCAGGTCGCTGTCCTTCTGCGCGCCGTGCACCAGCACCGCGCCCGGCGCCCAGGTCCACGCCGCGCGCAGCACGCGCTCCATCTCGGCGGGGTTGTCGTAGGTCCGCGAGACGGTGACCAGGATGCGCTTGGCCATACCTGGTTATACGCCCTACGTGAGGATGCCCTCGCGCTCCAGGACGGCAACCGCGCGCTGGTAAACGTCCGCGGCCTCCTGCTCGGTAGCAAACCGGCCCAGGTGCACGCGCGCTACCCACAACCCGGTCACCTTCTCCCGGCTAGCCCCCTTCGCCCGCCCGTTACGCGGCTGCCGATTGCGATTCTGCTGCGACCACGTAGCCCACCGCACATTACCGGGCTCGTAGTCTTTGTCGTTATCTTTCCGGTCCAGCGTCCAGCCCCGCCCGGGGCAAGGCCCGATCTCCGCCAGGATGTCCTCGATGAACTGGCGTACATCCTGCCAGCGGTCGCAGACCTCGATGCCCCGGCCTCCGTAGTGCTGATACCGGGGATTGCCCGGATACTCGCACCGGTTCTTCATTGCGGCCCAGGTGCGGTACAGCGGAGTCATGGAGAGCCCGCCCAGACCACGGGACTCAACCCAGGCCGAATGAGCCTCACAGATTGTGCGCTTACCGTATTCGCCTGCAATCTCCCGCTGAGCACACCCGCAAGACGTGGTGTTGATCCGGCCATCCCCCCTACGAGGCACAAGCGTCAACAGCGCCGCCTCGTAACGAGTCCCGCAGTCACACTGAAGCAGGGCGGCCCTGCGCCCCTTCGGCACAGCAGGCGTCGGAGCCAGCCTGGTCTCGGGGTCGATAACCACGCCCCTGCCGATGCGCTGACCAGCAGTGAGTTTGATTGACGGCGGCCTTCCCATGAAGCCAGCATACGACATTAACGCAAAAATGCAACCTAAAATAAGACCCCAGGATCGGAGGGGAAGATGGGCGCGTTGATGTCGAACATGACCATCTCCAGCTGGTCCCGGTCGGACGGGCCGACCAGCACCATCCGCTGCTCGTCGGAGTCCCAGTGGATGCCCACCCCGTCATAGCGCTCGTTGAACCGCTCAAACCCGCTAATCTGCCCGAAGTACACGCCGTTGGCCTTGGTCCGCTTGGCCAGCATCCGGACCGCCAGGTCGAACAGGTCCACCCCGGTGCGCTCGGCGAACACCTCCATGGCCTGGGCGTTGCGGGCCATCTCCTGGAAGGGCTTCTGGTAGGTGTAGGAGCCGATCGTCTCGGACTGCAGCGGGCTGGCCAGCACCTGCTGGTACGGCCAGCGCAGGTACAGGTAGTCCGCCATGGCCATGACCCCGGTGTTGGCCAGCTGCTGGTCATCCGCGGACATCGAGCCGAAGTCGTCCTGGTTCCGCTCGGCCAGGTAGGTGAACATCAGCGCGGCCTGCAGCAGCGCCGAGTTGACGTAGGAGGTGTAGCTGACGGCCGGGCGGCCGGAGAAGCCGGACAGGTCGTTCACGCTGGGCAGCGGCCACATGACCAGTACATCGGCCGGGAGAGGGGCGCGCGCACGGCCTTGGTCCGCCCCGGGGAGCCCTTGGCTCCGAGGACGGGGCTCAGAACTGCCCCTCCCCCGGCTCCGGGCTCTATCGTCACCTGAACGCCCGGGCGGGCACGCCCCGGCCGCGCTGGGCCTCGATCGCGTCGGCGCGGCGCAGCGCCTCCTCGCCCGGGCCCTGGATGGTCACCGGGTTGCCCTGGTGGTCGGTGCCGGCCAGCCGCTCGTAGCTCTCCTGGCCCTCGGTGTAGGAGCGGCGCCCTGGCCACGGGCCGTGCTCAAAGTAGTGCTTGCCCCACCGGGCCGCCTGCTGCATCCGGTTCAGCATGATCCAGCCGCGGGCCTCCTCCCACCGCGGGTGGTCCGGGCCGATCTCCAGCTCCTGGCCCCGGTACCAGACCTGGCCGAACGCGGTCAGCCCGTCGTCGATGAAGTGGATGAGCACCGCATCGCCCTCGGTGTAGACCCACTCGGGCGGGGCGGCCTCGAAGCGGGCGGTCTCGGCCACCGCCGCGGCGTGCGCCTTCTCCCGCGCGGCCAGCTCCTCCGCGCTCAGCTCAGCGGCGGGCCTCGGCCGGATGCCCTCGGCCCGGACTACCTGCGGCGCGGTCTCCGCGTCCATGGACAGCCCGCAGCTGGCGCAGAACCGGGCTCCGGGCACGTTCGGGTGGCCCAGCGCGCACACCGGGCCGGCTGGCAGCGCGTTCCCGCCAGCCGCCGACGCGACACCCGGCCCGTCACCCTGGAGGAACTGCCCGGCGCCGACTGCCGGCTGCTCCTCCTGCGGTCCCTCGGGCACCAGCCGCTCAGCCAGCGCCGCCACGTCGACGATGACCTGCTTTCCGGACAGTCCAGCCACGCCCGGGGGAATCGACACCCCTACACGGTCATCTCCAGCTGCGGCCCGGGGATCACCTCGCGCCACTCCTGCGGCGGGTAGTCGCGGCTGAAGCAGCTGCTCCGGGTGCCCGGGTACATGTGCGCGGCCAGCTCCGGGCTGAACAGGGTGCTGGCCTGCCCGATGTGCAGCGACCGGGACAGCACCGGGAACAGGCAGGCCCGCTCCACCTCCCGCAGCTGCTCGCGCAGGTGCACGTCCCAGCCCTGGGCGTTGCCCTCGGCCGGGCCCCAGCCGGGCCCGATGAACTCGTCCCAGCAGGGCTTCCAGGTGCCCCAGACCAGCGGGCTGAACCAGGGCAGCCGGACCGCGGCATCCGGCCACGAGATCCCCCGCAGGACCCGGCTGGACAGCACGTGCGAGCAGGCCGCCATGATGTCGGTGTCGCGCTCGTACCGGCCGGCCGCCCAGCCGAAGTACTCCAGCACGTCGGTGCTGACCTCGATGTCCTCCTCGGCCAGCACCGCGAAGCCCGCCCCGCCGCCGAACGCCAGCTCCATCGCCTGCCGGGTGTTGGCCAGGCAGCCCAGCACGGCCGGGTTGACCGCCACCTGGACCCGGGAGAACGTCTCCCCGGCCCAGGCGGTGAAGTCCGGCACCGGGAACGACGGCTCGGGCTCGACGCAGAACAGCATCCGCGCATCCTGCACGCCCCGGGCGCGCGCCCAGCTGGCCAGCGCCTGGCGCAGGTACTTCTGCCGCTGCCCGCTGACCGTGAACGCGACGGTGATGTCCATGCAGGACAGGTTCGTCAGGCAGCCAGCAGCGGCCGGCGGGCCAGCAGGTCAGCCACCCGGGGCCGGAGGATTTGCGAGCGCTCAGCTCGGCTGATGAAGATGTTGCAGTTGTAGCAGGCCAGGCCACGCAGGCAGTACTCGCACGCCTTCTTCGGGTCATGCCCCTGACTGCAGTCATGGTCATGGTCGACACCGAGCCTCATGACCTCACCCGAGGCATGGTGAATGACGGTCTCCCCGAAGCCGCAGAAGTAGCAGCGCCCGTCCTGCTGCTCCCAGAGCCAGTCGTACTGCCCCACGGAGATGCCATAGCGGTACCTGATCTTCGCCCGCCGGTTGACTTCCTTGCCGGTCTCGGTCTGCTGGTACCTCGCCTGCCGCTCGTTACGGCGCTGCTGCACCTCGGTCGGCTCGCGCTTGAGGTACTCAGTGGCCTTGGCGACCATGCAGTCCCGGCAGCGCCGCTCCCTGCCATGCGGCCCGTTGCCGGGACCGAACGCCGACCAGAGCTTGAACTTGTTCCCGCAGCTGCCAGGTCCGCTGTAAGCGCACTCACGGCCCTCGTCATTAACGACACGCTTATGCCGGAGCACCACGCCCTGGGCTCTAGCCTGCCTGGACCTGCGCTGCCGTTCCGCTCCCGTCATCACCATGGTTGTCACAATAGGAAAGGCCCTGACTCGTGTCAAGTCAGGGCCTCTCGCTATACGGAGAGTGACTAGTCGATGAGACCGCCACCAGGAGCGTTGCCCACAGAACCAGCCCAGTACCCGGCCGGAGCTGCGGTAGCGCCAGTTCCGATAATACCCGTAGCCACGAGCATCTGCTCAGGCCTGGTTACGATCGGTAGCAGGTGCCATTCGAGTAGATACTGCCTGGCCGATGGATCTTTTTCCTTCCAGGTTTTCGCATATTTGCCCGTGAATCCGTCAGGCGCCTCGTCATCGGCGGTCGGGCCAATGAGAAGCTCGATAGGACGCTGATCGGTATAGTTCCCGAGATAAAGCTGGCCGTCCGGCACGAAGAATGTGATATTGCCCAGGTCCGATTCAAAAACCTGCTCCACCGTATTCCAGACGAGCCCCATAAAGCCTGACATGATCCCGGTGGAATAGAACTCGTCCTTCATCCGGTCCGAGAGCATGGTCGCGGGGATGTTGACGGTGGCGCCGGAGGTGGCCTGGGTCCAGGCCTCCATCAGGGCCGCCATCGACACCGAGGTGGCGAAGACCTCCTTGGCCGGGACCCGGCCGTGGATCTGGACCACGCGCTTCCAGGACCGGACGTCCTCCAGGATGGAGACCGGGTTGGCGTACGTTATCGTACCGGTGCCACCGGTCAGCCGGGTGTTGGCCTGGCCCAGCGTGAGCGGGTTGCCCTGGGCCGCGCCGGTACCGGCGGTCGCGCCGCCCGTGGTGAAGTAGGTCAGCGACGGGTTGTTCACCCACGGCGTGGCCGGGGTGACGAAATGGGACGCCGGGAACTTGTAATTCACTACCGCGGAAACGTCCGCGTAGTTGTAGTTGATGCCGCCGCCCAGGGCCTGCCAACACGACCATTCCGCGAAATTGTCGAACCTCATATTGAGGTCGTTGATCTCCCGGAGCACCGCCTGCTCGGCGTTTACCCGGGCAATTTCACCGGGCACGCGCAGCCAGTGCAGCGTGGTGGGCTCGAAGACCTTCTTCTCCCGCAGATAGATAAAGGCAGCCGACTCCTGGCTCCTGCCGAGCCGGGAGATGATGTGCGCCTCGCTGTTCGGGACGTTCGGCTTGGCGACCATCCGCGAGCCCTTGATGACGTCCCATGTCGCGGACGGGAAAGGCCAGGGGGTCTGATCCAGCCGGTTCAGCAGCACCAGCGTTTCGGGGGTGACGAACTTCTCCACGACTCCCCTGAGCACGACCGGCTCTAGGAGGCTGATGTCCGGCATTCCAGGGCTCCCTGCGTAGGCGCTTCGCTGAAGGCAGCGGCACCCGTCAGGGTGCCCGGCCTGCGCCGCCCCCTCGGGGGGAGCCACCTGGCTGGCCTGGCCGCGTGATGGCGGTTACCCGGTCATATCGTCCGGCCCGCGCGGGGCCAGGCCAGCGGGGCGGATCAGGGCCGGGCGGCCACGCCGGCGAACACGAGGAGATCCTCCAGGCCAAACTGCCCCGGGGCCGGGGCGATCGGCGGGACGGGCTGCCACCGCCGGCTGGTCGGGCTGTTGTCGTGCAGCAGCCCGTCCTTGTCCGCGGTCATGGAGCCCAGGAACGAGTCGGCGACCAGCCGGGCTCCGGTCCGGCCCAGGGTCAGCCCGCCGCCCAGCTCCGCCTCCCGCAGGACGTAGAACCACAGCGGCGTGCCGCCCGAGAACCCGGCCGTGATGGCGGCGCTGTCGACGTTGTCCGGCAGCGCGTCCGCGGGGCTGATCACCGTCTCGCCCATCGCCGCGGCGACGTCCTGCCCGCTGGGCAGGCCGTACCGGAAGCCCCTGAGCAGGTTGCGGAACGGCAGCACCGTCGACCCGGACGCCTCGGCGCCGCCGGGGCCGCCGATCGGCAGCGTGAACAGGCCGGAGCTGACCAGGGTGTCGATGAACCGCGGGTTGTTGAAGTGCGCGGCGTTCTCGGGACGCTGCAGCGGCAGCACGAAGTTGCCCCAGTCGATCTGCCTCCCGCTGGGGATCGGGCGGCCTCCGTGCAGGTCAGCGGCAGTCCCGTTGAAGACCTGGAGCTTGCCGGTGCTGACCGTCAGCTCGTAGGCCTTCCTGACCATGCTGTGGCCGAACCTGTAGGCGGCGACCTGCATCTCGACCGGGACCAGCGGCGCGTTCGGGTTGCCGGCCTTGTACAGGCTGGGGATGGACCCGTCGAGCAGGCCGGAGACCACGCCGTCCCCGCAGATGTGCGGCAGGAACTGGTGGATCACGATCCACTGGTAATGCCGGCGCACGGTGGCGGCCACCTGGTCGAAGCCCGCGCCGGGCATGGCGTCGGCCACCGCGTTGTGGAACTTCAGGAACGCGACGTGCACCTGGGCGATGATCTCGTTCTCGTCGTTGCGGTGCTCGACGAGGATCGCGACCCCGGAGCTGTCGCGGGGCAGGTCCCGGACCCCGTTGCCGTTGTCCTCCTGGACCAGCATCCGCACCCCGTCGCTGGCGTAGAGCTGCGGCGAGACCGCCGGCCCGCCACCGTACACGCTGCTCAGGTCAAACCTGAATGATTCCAGGTTGAAGACGATGCTGCCGTCCGGGTCGAGCAGGTTGCCCTGGTTGTCGCGGCCGAAGAACGCGGTCGGCTGCGGCTCGCCGTCCAGGAAGTTGTCGTGGTCGATGAATTGCCCGAGATACGTCAGCGAGCTGCCGAAACTGCCCACCTGGTCCCGGTTTCCCGGCCCGGCGGTGACGTTGGGATCGAGCAGGGTGTTAGCCAGCGCCATCAGCTCGGTGGTGGCGGTGTCGGGGTCCGGGTCCGGCACGAACGGGGGGAGGTCGGGGAACATGAACGCCATCGGGGCGAGCATCTTGCCGCCGGTCGGGACGGGCTGGCCGGGCTGCACCGCGCCAGCCGCGGCCGAGGCGGTGCCGGCCACGGCCCGGCCGCCCCAGGGCAGCAGCGCGACGGTGCCGCCGAGCACGCCAGCTCTGATGAAGGTCCTGCGGGTGAAGTCAGTCATGCCCCCGCTATCGGGCGCGCCGGGCCGCCGGGCAGCCCTCCGGGTTACCGGGAAGTGAACGCGCTCAGGCGGCCTGAAGCAGGGCCAGGAACTCGTCCCCGTT